TAGATCATTGTGGTTTTAGTTATATATGCAGACGGGTTTAACGAGTGGTGATGTCGACTATAGACTCTGTCAGTGGCTTATGTAGTATATATAACAGGATATATATTAAGCGAAATAACTTGAAACTTAGCCTCATGGATGGCAATCCGTGGACGAAGTCTAGAGTATTTCAGGCGATATAGTAGTAATAACAATAAAAGACGCGGTCAACGACTGGCGCATATGAATAACAAATACCTGTGTGGAAATATCCTTCTATTACTACGCCACACACTAGTTTATATATATACAGGTTATTAATGTAATATGCTTAAGACCCTGTATGAATTGGCTGGCATACCTAACAGGAAAGTTTAAAAGCAACTGCAGTGCACTTTCAAAGTATGCCAAATCTTAGTCCAACCAATACTTACTAGCCAATTGAGGCGGTCATGTTATTGGGTAGGGATGATAGCCTGGATATTTTCGAGAGCATCTTGGTGGAAGATAGCTAACCATTATATCAATAAGGGCTGGGGGACGACATGACTGATCACTTAAGACACCTCACAAATAACAGATGGATCGCCCCAAAGACTTAATAACAAGGAGAACTCAACAATGGATGAATTAATAACAAAAATAAGAAATATGGTATCAGATGTAGATAATATAGATGATTTAAATATTATTAAAGACATAATCACAAATCAAAGAAGATATTTAGCTCAAAAAAATGCTTTTGGATTAGTAAAAGGCGATAAAGTAAAAATTACAGGTTCAAATAAGATTGAAGAAGGTATTATAGAAAAAGTAAATAGAACTAGAGCTGTAGTTATGGTAGGAAATATAGGCTGGAATGTACCTTTTGAAATGATAAGAAAGATGGAGAAATAATGGAAAATATGGACAAATGGGAAGAAGTTCCTACTGAAGATCTATGGGAAGATGGTGAAATAGATTTTAAAGCTGTTGCATTAAAACTTTATGATCAAGTATGCATTTTAGGAAAATGGAAAATAATTAGGAGAAACAATGAAAAACTTAACTAAAAAATGGACTAAAGTAGCAGAAAATGTTTTATTAGGAAGAAAAATATTAAAAGTAGAGTACATGCCAAGTGAAGAATGTAATGAATATATGTGGTATAAAAGACCTATTACTTTCATATTAGATAATGGAACAAGAGTAATTGCAATGCAAGATGATGAAGGTAATGATGGTGGTGTTTTAACTTGTCTAACAAAAGATAAAGAAGAAATATTACCTGTGTTAGGTGTGAAAGATGAGTAAAATTAAAGAATATGCTCAAGATTTTCTAGAGAATGGTGGTTACGACTTAGGATACGATGAAAATAATCTACCAAAAATAAAAGATATGCAAGAAATACTTAAATATGGTATTCCTGTAGAACTTACGGGCATAAAAAGCGTAGGAGAAATTATTAAAATACATAAAATGGACACTGAAGAGTATTGGACAGGTGGTTTTCCTGAAGAAGATGAATATTATAGCAATTGTTGCGAAGTACATCCTTTAGGTGAAATCAGTTATGAAGAAAATGCTATTGGATTATGTTCTGAATGTAAAGAAATGGCTGTTTTCAGAACAAAACTGGAGGAATAATGGATTATTGGGAAGAAAAAGCAGATATTTGGATAGAAAATAGCATAAAAGAAGCTAAAATGGCAGTTAAATGTCAAAATAAAGGAGAAAATAATGGCAGAATCAACGCAAAAATTAAAAGAACCAGAAATTGGGTCACCAGAATGGGTAAAAGATTGGATGCACAAAAGAAAAGTGTACAGAATGAGCAAAGCACAATCGCTAAAAGATTTAGCCGCATATCTAAAAGATCTCGGATATAAATATATAAGAGTATGGTATGAAGGAGCTGGTGATAGTGGTGAATGTTTTCATGCAGAAGGTTGGAAAAAAGAAATAAATCTTGAAAAGAAAGATCATAGAGGTTGTTGGCCTGATGTATATGAAGCTAAACCTTGGAATCATAATAAAGAAGAAAATTTTGATGAATGGAAAGATATGACTAGAAATCAAAAAAGTCTAGAAAATTCTTATAATTTATTTAGAAAGAATCATCCTGATCAAAACTTAAACTCTGATTTGCATTGGGAACTTGTAGAGCTTGTAGATTATGATTGGTATAATAATGAAGGTGGACAAGGTGAAGTTGTATGGGATTTAGAAAAAGAAGAATTCCGTGTAAGTGGTGAACAAAATAGATATGCAGCTGTAGAAGTAAAAGAAACATACTTTATGGATGGTAAAGATCCTGAAACTTGGTATGGTGATGAGGTTTATGAAAGATGAAGTCAGTTCATCATTGTAAATCAAGTGTAAAATTGTTTGGTGGTAGGGTCGGAGACTATCACCAAATACATGCATGGTTTGATGAAACAAAAGATCATTATGCTGATATAAGGCATAGAGCTTTAAGACATCATACTCAAGGTATTAAAGAGTGTGAAATGAAATTTGGAATAGTAATCAATAACTCTGATGGTAAAAATATACCAGTACGTTCGATTGCAGAACAACATATAAGAGAGGATTTAGGATTTATTCCAACAGTTCAAGATTGGCTTAAAAATATCAAACCTGTATCTTGGATGGCAAGTACCAAGAAAAATACTTTAAAGAAACACACTTTGATGTAAAAAAGCAGGGCGGAGTAAAATCCTTAATATCTGCGTGTGAAGGTCGAAAGCCCAGTTGGAATCAAGAAGATGAACTCCAACATAAATAAGTCGCTGTAAGTCGTATCCCTGTATTTTACATCAAATAAGCGGAGGGAGTGGGTGTTATATGCTTGAATAACACTATACTATTGAGTGTGTGTAACAGAGAAGTATAATGTTAGAAGACACGAAGGCATTATACAATGTATAGGAAAAGGTCACTCCCCAATATTATATAATTACAAGTATGCAACTAGTTTAGTAGCAGTCCTGAGAAGTTGCACTAAGTTTATTCCAGGAACTCATAATTGTTCGCACAAGGTATGAGCACTACTATTAAACGAAAAAAAAGCTTGTATAAACTTAATGGTGGGAGCTTGTAGGAGTCTTGGATGACAAAATGTGCAAGTTCTCATCATTATAGCTTGGAATATTTGTCCGTTTTTAGTAAATTATAAACCCCTCAACAAGGAGAAATTAATGGAAGAAAGTAATAAAAAAGATGGGATAACTGTCCCTAAACCTCAAGAAATTGAAAAAAGAGATTTGACATGGAAATCTAAAAGTATTGATAAAATATCTGGAGCATTATGTAGAGCGCAAAAAAGTATGAATGGTGTTATAAAGAATTCTCAAGGATATAATTGGCAATATGCAGATTTAGCAGCTGTAATAGAAGCTACTGTACCTTTATTAAATGAAGAAGGAATTTCTGTATTTCAAGGAAGTAATCAAGGTAATCCAGGAGAATTTCACATCACAACAACATTTATGCATGAATCTGGACAATGGCTCAGAACATGGGTAAAAATACCTGTGCAAAAGCTAACAGCTCAAGAAATAGGTACTGCTGTAACTTATGGCAGAAGATATGCTCTTGCAGCAATGGCTTGTATTGCACAAAAAGATGACGATGGTCAAGAAGTAAAGAAGTTACAACAACAAAGGAGTTAATATGGCAATAAAAACAATGTCAGCTTCCACTGGTGGGAGTAGTTTTGAAGAAGGGTGGCATGAAGTCACTATATCTAAAGCACAATATGGTGTTTATGAAACCCCAACAGGAGATACAAAAAACTATTTAGATGTATGGTTTGACGGATATCCTGATAGTATGAACTTAAGAGTCTATGAAGTATTTAATAAGACTACTAAAGAAGAGTTCAATATTGCTAATATATTCAAATATGCCGCTGCTGGTATAGTGAGTGTATTAAAAGATCCTAATGGAAAACATCCAATCATTCAATATGATGATGATGTAAAAGGATTAATAGGTAAAACTGTTAATATACTATTATATAAAGATCCTAAAAATCCAAAATATAATAGAGTATTAGATAGAATAGCACCTATTGCTCAAGTTGGAGAACACTTATCTTTTACACCAGGCGATGTAGATTCTATTAAAGGTAGTGCTGATAAAAGCTTAAAAGCAAAATTAGCAGCAATGCCTACGCCTAATGGTGTGAACAATGAACCGTTTGCTAACCAATTTTAGGATGACCTGGATTAGTCGGGTTTACTAATATCCTAAATATTCTGTTGGGAATCTAAAGAGCCTTTTAGTAGGACGGTAAGAGATGCGGGTAACGCAACACGGGTGTCGTGTCGGAATAAATAGGTAAAATAAGGAGAAATTATGACAGTTAGAGAACATATTAAAAGAAAGTTAGAAACTTTAGAGCATTCACCAGTTAGAACATTCAAAACATCAGATATACAAGGATTAGCATTTGAAGGCAAGGCTGAGTTTGGAAAATTTCTAGGAAGTACAGAAACATATACTAGAGAATTTAGAAGAATGAGAACTGATGGTGTAATAGTAGTAGAAAAACTTGCTAGAAAAAATAGACAGCAAACTTGGAGATTAAGTCAGATTAGACCTACAAATAGTGAAATGGGTAAAATGTATAAAGAATTTACTGACGAAGATTTACCATTTTAAGGAGATAATATGATTAAAGAGTATGCATTTGGATTAGCTAATAGACATCATTTTGGAGATGTAAGTGATGTTGAGAAATACGCAGGTATGGCTCAAGATACATTTATGTCTTTATGGGATTATGATGCTCATGTAGTTGATTATGTAAAAGAAAAAGGCGGTTTATCTGCATATGATGGAATGTTGTATATGCCAGATGAATTTATCTTAGATATTGATGGAGCTAATCCTAAACAAGCTAAAGATAAAACTATAGCACTGACTATAGAGTTAGATGATTTATGTATACCTTATCGTATATACTTTTCAGGAACAGGATTTCATTTAGGAATACCAGGCGAAGCTTTCAGATGGAAGCCATGTCCAGACTTACATTTAAAAGTCAAGGATGAATTAAAGGCTAGAGGTATTTATGAATATGCAGATCCATCAGTTTCTGATAAAACTAGAATCATCAGAGTTGTAAATACATTAAATAGTAAATCTAAATTATGGAAAATACCTATAAGTTTAGAAGAATTACATAAACCTGTAGAAGAAATACAAGAGTTAGCTAAAACAAAAAGAGTAACCAATAAATGGACTACATTGGAATGTGAACCTGTATTTGATGTATTAGAAAGAAAAAGTAAAGCAAGTGATAAAAAGTTTGAGTCAATATCGTTAGGAAAGAATCCTGATCCTGTATGGTATCCATGTATCCAAAAGATGATGGAAGGAAGTGCTCAAGGTTCAAGACATCAAATAGCATTGCGTATTGGTGCGTTTCTAAGATGGAGATATCCAGAACATGTTGTAAGACTGGTAATGGAAGATTGGCGACAAAGAGTAGATATTGCATCACATCCTTTTAGTAAAGCTGAAATGGATAAAATAGTTACTGATTGCTATGAAGGTCACGGTGGTAATGGTTATAATTATGGATGCAGTGATATTCATATGGATAAACATTGTCAGTCAACTTGTAGATTATATAAATCAAAAGTATCACAAAATACTATGGATGCTAAATCTATGGAAAAAGAATTAGTAGATTTCTTAAGCACTAATCATAATCCTATAGATATTGGTGAACCATGGGGACAGACATTTCCTGTATATCCTGGTGAAGTAGTTATATTACAAGCTCCACCTAAATCTATGAAAACAATGTTATTACAAAATCTAGTTAATAGATTTAAACGTAATACATATTTTATGGAAATGGAAATGAGTCCAAGACAAATGTGGATGAGATTTGTAATGATAGAAAACAAATGGTCAGAAGAACAACTAAAAGAATACTATAGCAAATATGCAAATGGTATAAGTAAGGATTTTGAATGGTTAACTGTAGATTATAGTACTTGTTATCCTCAAGAATTACATAAAAGAATATTAATGTTACCTCGAAAACCTGAAATAGTTGTTGTAGATCATATGGGTCTATTTAAATCTCAAAAACACGATAATAATATGAAAGTAGAAGAAGTTTCTCAAGCGTTAATGGAACTTGCTGTACAAAATAATATTATTGTCTTTGCTGTATCAGAAATAACTAAATCAGCTTTTACAGAAGGTATGAATATAGCTTCTTCTAAAGGTTCATTTAGAGTTGCATATAATGCTAATAAAGTATTATCGCTGACTCCATTTAAAGATGAAGATAATTTGATCAAATCTTTAAGGTTAGAATGTACAGCTAATAGAGAAAGAGAAAACCTTGACCTGCAATTACCAGTAAATAATTCAGTAATAGGATAAACAATTGAAAGAGATGTAAGTCCCGAGAAGAAACTCGTAGATAAGCCTATAACGTTGCAAAATTAGGTTATAGAAATGTTCAATCTATATTAAATATCCTGAAAACGTAGGCATTCTCTTTCATACAAATAGGGGGGATTATGAATCCATATCAAGAAATAAGAAAAGTACCGCTTGATTATAGTGGTATACAATCATCAGCTTATTCTGTTCAAAGATACGATGAAGAAAAAGGATGGAAAGAAGCAGGTGTAGTAGGACAAAACTATATGTTATTACCTAATCAAGATGTAAAAGATATAGCAGAAGACTTATTAAGTAGCTCTACTGTTAAATTTGAATTAGATAAAGAATTCTTTAATGGTAAGAATTTTATGTTAGCATATAAAGCGGTAGATAGTGTAGCAAGTGTAGATTATACTGTAAATGATAATGAATTAGATAAATTAAATCTAGGTATACAATTCTGGAATAGTTATGATGGTTCAAGATCATTTGGATTTTCATTAATGCTTTATAGATTAATATGTACTAATGGAATGATGAGTAAACAATATCTACAAAACTATAGATTTAGACACAATCCTGGATCTGAAGATTGGGATAAACAATTAGAATCTATGGTTCATATGATAAATATAAGCCAAGATGGTGATAATGAAGGTGTAAATACTATGATTAAAGGTATTAGAGAGTTGAATGATTATAGAGTTACATCAAAGAATTTAGGCAATATTAGACACAATTTCCTAAAAGATATACCAACAGGTGTATGGGGTGAAATAACTGATAAATTCCTAGATCCTAACGGCAAATATTACTCAGATACTAATGGTTGGGGATTACTTAATTCTGCTACAGATGTATTGTGGCATAAGAAGAAACCAACATTAGCATCATATAATCAAAATGCAACTATAACAGACGGTTTAATTAACGCAATTTGCGCTTGAAGCAAAGCGGATGACAGTCGGAGGAGATTAGAGAGCCAATATACTGGTCCTCCTGTCGATGTGGGAGAAAGGGTAGAAATACTTCAGTACTCAACAGACAGGGTAAATAAGTCCTTATAAATCAGTTTCATCATGGCAACAGTAGATAAGCCTGAAAAGGTTGTGGAAATGTTCAATCCACATTAAATATCCTGAGATTGTTGGGGAAATTTATAGGCAAAGGAATATGTGAGGCTCTCTAATTGACAAAAGGAGAA